TTACGCCTTCTTTATATCCTCCATAATTCCACAGTGGGACATATTTGGGACATTATCACCAAAAATGTCGTCTATTTTCCTTGCATGCTCTGTCAAATGATTAGGCGCAAGGTGAGCATACCTACGAACCATTTCTATGGACTCCCATCCGCCCATTTCCTGAAGCACAGATAATGGGACGCCTGACTGGATCAGCCAGCTTGCCCAGGTGTGTCTGAGGTCATGGAAACGGAAATCTTCAATTCCTGCACGACGACAAGCTGATAGCCATGATGTCTTGCTGTCGATGCGCATCTTCCTGACCGCAGGCGTTGATGTTCCATCTGCTCGCTTAGCCGCCTTGGTATGTACAAACACCCATTTGTGATGCTTGCCTATTTGATCACGCAACACTTTACAGGCGGTATCGTTCAGCGCCACACCAATGGCGCGGTTTGATTTGCTCTCTTCTGGATTCACCCAGGCAACTCGTCGCTGCATGTCGATTTGTTGCCATTCCAGATTTATGATGTTCGACTTTCTCAGACCAGTTGCCAGCGCAAACTTGACGACAGATTTCAGTGGTTCGGGGCACTCATCAATAAGGCGTTTTGCTTCCTCCTTTTCCAGCCATCTGACTCGCTTGTTTCTGACCGCTGGTATCTTGATGACAGGCGCTTTTTCCAGCCACTTCCAGTCGCGTTCTGCAGCACGGAGAATGGCCTTTATCATGGCAAGATGCTTTGCCTTTGTCTGAGTTGATACTGGCTTTGGTTCATAAACAGGCGGTTCTTTACCTTTCCTGATGGCGGCCTGAACTTTCTGTTTCCATATTTCTTTCGTCTTTCTGTTATGCATTCTGCTTACAGCAGAGTAAATCTTTGCCTCCGAGATATCTTTAAGCCTTATACCCTCAAAATGTTCAAGCCAGAACTCAATCCGGCTTTTATCTGAATCGAGAGATTTTTTATCAGCTTTTTCCTCAAGCCATCTTAGGCAGGCCTCTTCAAAAGTGACATCAGGTAAATCCCCTAGCTTTTCTACTCGCCAGAGTTCTGCTTTTCGCTTGTCGTGCAACTCCTGAGCTTGCCGCTTGTCCTTTGTGCCAAGAGATTCCTTAATTCGTTTCCCGCCCGGGAGCGAATACGAGGCATACCATATTTCATTTCTGCGGAAGAGTGACATTTTCTTTCCTCTGTTATGCCATCACCCGCGCTCACTTGGACAGTATGCAGCGGAGACTGAAGCGCCGCAATGCAAGCTTGCCGTGTTGTGAGGTAAGGAGATTTTGGCTTGGTTGGATCTTTACGTGTTGCCTGTAGGCGGCCTGTTCGTATCCAGTTGGTGGCGGTTGGTCTGGATATCTTAAGAAACTGACAGGCCTCATCGAGTGTGAGGCTGTATGGCTCCATTATTTCACCTCTTGCTGTGTCATTGTTGAAAAATGGATACCAGCTCGTTGCTGCCAGACGATCCAACCGAGAGTCATATCCCATGCCATGTATTCGTTATCGCCGTTTTTTACTCTCCGACGATCTACTAAGTCACCGAAACGCTTTTCCATGAATAATTCATAGGCTTCGCGTTCATCTGGCTCTACTTCCAGAGATACGAGTGCGATTTCATAAGCACGGCGCTCAATATCGTCTCGAACCTCTAGGCTGCTGATTCGTTCTTTGATTTCTTTAATCAGTTCTTTATTGGTAAATGTGGTCATTATGCTCCAGCCTCCGGTGCTTTTGGCATTACTGCCCAGTGAGTGATATTGACGTTTTCAAGGTCCCCGACCTGAAATGTCCACTGCCATTCTCCGGTTTCTTTTTGTCCCCAGGTGTACCAGAGAGAACGCCAGCCAATCAGCCAGCCTTCTCCATTAGCATCAAATAACAGAACACTTTCATTTGCTGGTGGCAGTTCAGCTGACACTGGTATTATTTTGTTTTCCAGTGCCGCACATTTAGCTTCAAGCGCGTCGAATTTACGTAACAGGTACTCAGCATTTGTTTCATTCACTTTCAGATCTCGCGGTACACATTTCCCGCGAAGAAACCCTTCCATTTCGAAAACATTCATGCGCATTTGCGTAACTCCGATAAATCGTTAAAACGTTCCATAAACATCCCGTAGGCATGACCCGGTGCCAGTGGAATCACGTTGAACATCTCTGTTGCCGGGATGCCTTCCAGTACAGGCCAGAAAGAGCCATCATCAAGCCCGAGATCGCGGCGTTCGGTTGCCAGCATGATGAGATCGGCATATTTCACGGGTGTACTCATAACTGGGGGTAACCCGTATTCCTCACGGATTACGGCGTCTATTTTTTCTTCCATCCGTTTATAGTCAGGAAGAAGGCGTTTCAGTGGTGCGGGAATGTCCTGGCAATACGCTTCTGTTGCATCATGCATTAACGCTTCAAAAGCAAATTCCTGCGGCACCAGCTGGCTGCAAAGAACCGCATGTTGGGCGACGCTGTAGAAGTGCGAAAGATGACCGGCAAAGCGACAGATATTTGAAAGGGAAACCGCGATATCGTTAATATCGATGTCGTCTTTATTTATCTTGTCATAATAAAAATGCTTCCCGGAAAAAGTTTTAATAAATGACATTTTGTTCTCCACGTATATGCACTGCACCGCGCTGAATTCTGGTAAAAGGAAGCCCTCACCATCCGGTGATTATTGAGTTAATTACGTTTCCATAAATGCCCCCGCAGGGGCATTTGCAGTAATGAAATCAGGCGGTGAAAGTACCAATAAAGGTTTCTACTTTGCTGTCTTTGAATTTCTCAACAAGCAGATCACGAAATTCGTTAGCCATTTCTTCCTGCACCGCTTCCAGCTGAATAATGCGCAGAACCAGTACAGGACGATCGCCAGTGATAATGCTGAGGCGTAATTTAAACGGACGTTCTTTCAGACCTTCAAACGGAATGCATTTAAATTCAAATGCCACTGGCATAATGTCTTTGGTCTTCGCTTCGACAGACTCCATCAGGGAGCGTTTGCCGCTGAAGTCATTATCTTCAAAATCAGCGGTCTGGTTTGCTTCAATCGTGATTTTACGGACTGCCGCAGCCGCTTTTGTTGCTTGAATGGCGTCACCATTAGCATCAAAGCCCACAAGGTAGTCGGCCCAGTCTTCGATCCATTCTGCCAGTGACCTCTGGGAGTTACGCTCGCCGTTAACAGACAACAGAGCAGAGAACGGTGCTGTCTTTTTCAGTTTGAGAGTGGCAGTGTTATCTGCGTGACCTGGCTCATCAATAGTACCCAGGTTAAGCACACTGACGGCACGCATATTATCGGCATCGATAAAGCAGCGGGTGCCTTCATCTGCAAGATCTTTAGAATAACGGGTAAAATCATCGATGCTGGCAGTGGAAAGTGCACCACGGAAACGGAAGCGATTTAAATTAAATTTTTCCAGATCATGAATGCGGAAATTCTCAGGCAATGCCACAGCATCGGCACCAATCTTACTGATAATTTCATTAACACCCTGAGCAGAAATAAGGGCATGGATTTGATTAATTGCGGTTGCGTCTAAGTTCTGAGACATAATAAGTCCTCACTATATAAAGATATTCAGTGATGAGATAAATAATCAGTTTATTACGAACGATATTAACGACCTGCTGCGCGGAGTTTTCCGTCAGGTTCACCGGCAAGAGTCAGTAATTGTCCCTGGTCTTCCTGCAGAATAGTCAGGCGACCACCGCGATTGACATACATCGGCGTTTCGGTGGTGTCTTCTTCGGAAATTTTCCCGCGGTTAGTTGGGCGAACATATGAGAGTTTGTGTTTGATTTTCACACGGTTCTCATCAAACGGTTCGATTTCCAGATTGAGTGAGACCTTCCCTTTGGTTTTCGTGTTCATCACACCGGAAGCGACCTCACTGAGAACTGCGCCGATTTTGGTTTCAAATACGCCGCCGTCCAGCTCCCCGATAAATGCCTGCACATCAGTACTGCGTTCGCTAGCCATTTTGCTGCTCCTCATCATATCGACCCTGCAAGGTCGGTTGGTTTCTCCACAAAACAGAGAAGAACACCTGCGGTGGCAGCCGCCCGGATGGATTGGGTTATGAGCCCGTCGTCCGGTGATGCTCTTCTCTGTTTTGTAAAAAGAGCGGTGCCAGCCGGAAGCAAGTGTACAAACTGGTACCGCCAAAGCAGTGGCTGTTGTGGTGCCGGGTGCCTCCCGGTGCCTGGCGAAGGTTGCACACCAGGCGGGTGGGTATCCACAGAAGGTCGACTGTCAGCCTCAACCTTAACCCGCGTGCGCTGAGCCGCATTCACCACAACGCTAAGGATTCTCTCTGGTTGAAAATACTTAGCTGTTATGTGCCTGCTTTTAGCCACATCAGGCGAGGTGGACCTGGTTATTCCCCAACAACAAGGATTCGGTTAATCTTGATACCCCCAATAACATGGTGATTATTTAAGATGGACAAATTTGATAGAAGTGCACAAAGGCAGTTGTTACAAATACTGTATGATGCTCATCCTTATGAAATTTCTGATGATGCGTTGCAGTCTGTTCGTGACGCATTTGGAGATGATAATGTCCTAATTTCGAACTTAATTTATCTCGAAGAACATGGCTTGATTAAGAATGCTCTTGATTATTACTTGGATGGCATAAATATAAATATTCCTGAATTAAGAATTACTAAAGATGGAATTGATTTCATTCGTGATGATGGAGGTCTTAAAGCTATTCTTGGGATTATGACAATAAGATTGCATGATGAGACTCTCTGTGAACTTGAACGTATCATCAATAGTTCTACTTCTGCCACGACTGAAGATAAGAAGAAATTACTCTCTCAGCTTCGAACGCTTCCTGCCGACGCCATAAAACAGCTGACGATTCGATTACTTGGTCAGGGGCTTGACCATCTGCCGGACGTATTTCACGTAATTCAAAAAGCCCTCCATTCTCTGTAAATTCTGATTCTGGTCGGATTAGACAGAATCGTCCCCATCCGACCTGCTTACTAAGTAGAATCCAGAATTCGTCTTGTTGGTTGGTGCTGATAAAAAATCCATTAGGATGAACGTAAGCACAGAATATGACCATAGAACCCTCTTTTGTTACGGGGATACTAAGATTGTTAAAGAGCTAAGCGTCCTGTAGGGCGCTTTTTTGTTGCTAACGAATCATCCGGTCATTCATACGCCACCGGCGGCTACTTCGTGGGCGTCCTGCCTGTCCGTGATAGCTTACATTATGTTGCTACTTAAAGTAGCAAAAATCAACAACAAAAAGTAGATATTTGTTGTTGTCTATGATTTTTCTATAATTAATTGAAAGTTAAATGTTTTTGCTGATTTACTATGCTGTAAACTGAAAATATCGCACGAAGTTGGAGTAGGTATTGAGCATAGTGAATTATGAGGAGGGAGTTTTTTATGAGATTAATCAGGGAGAAAGAAGAGTAAAGCCCGGTTATGCGGCCGGGCACATGCATTACTTTGTAAGTTCTAGAACTCGTTGAGCCAGCCCTTTAAATTGTTCGTTAAAGGCGTCTCTGCTTGATTTCATTGTATTTAAGGCATGCCCAAATTGCCCTGAATCGCGAATTTGCTGATCACTGATGGAGAAAACAGGTGTCGCTAGTTGTTGGCTTATTGCGATTAATGAGTTGAAATCGGAAATATGCGCAAGATCATAGGCTGATAAATCTCCACTGACTGTTGTTTTGTTAATTGCATGTTGCACTTTATCTCGTGGAATTATGCAGGTAATTTTTTCTAGATTTGGCACTAAGATCGAATCAACAGCATCACGGATAGCTGCCATCCATTTTTCGAAAGATTTTACAGGTGCTCCTTTACGCGGCCTGTATCTCTGCTGAATCATACCTAGAAACTGCGGTGCATTTTTAATTGATTGTGAAGAGTTACCATCATTATTTTCTTTAAATAATGCTAATTCTTTGTGCCAGCGAGGTATATTTTTTGAGAGAGAGCGAATTGCTTGCCAGCAAAAAAAGTCTGGAGCTACAGGTACGATAAAATAGTCACTTGACATGAGAACTACTTCATTTAAACCTCCAACATTAGGGCTGAGATCATAAAGAATGTAATCAATATTATTCTTCATGGCGATTAGCTGTAATATTTTTGGCAGGTTCCCTGGTATATTTCTTGTAGCAGGAATACCAGCAGCAATTTTTAGAGAAACACTTATCTGTGAATCTAAGTCCGAAACATCTAAATGTCCGGGAAGAAGCAGAAGGTTTTCATGCAGTGTAGGGTGTAATTTTCCCGTTTCTTTTTCAAGGTATGCTTCAGGTTGTCCGCCATTAATCAAATATTCTACAATAGGTCCAAGAGTTAAGTTATCTCTGCTAGAATAAAAAGAATCTAAACCCTCATCAATCTTTTCATAGCCAAGAACCATTCCTGTTAGATTACATTGCGAATCAAGGTCAACCATCAATACTTTCTTGCCTTCATCCGCAAGTGCCCATCCAAGATTGAAGGTTGTTGTGGTTTTACTTACCCCACCTTTATGATTAAAAAAACAAATTGATTTTGTCATATTTCTCTATCCTTTCGACCCCCAGCATATTGTAATTTACGCTGGGTGATTATTTTATATTGTTAATGATAATGTTTAATAAAAATAAGAGAGTAAAACAACTATTAGTAATAGCACTTGCTTGATAAATATTATTTTTTCACCTTTAGTTCTATAGTCTAAACGAAGAACTAAAGCCGGTTGTATTTAATTGATTCGTGTATCAATGCTTTGCCCATAACATAAAGTTGATCTTGGGACTTCTCATCAATGTACCATTTCTCATAGGCTGGATTATCCGAAAGAACGGCGAGTTTGTTGCCTTGCATTTGTAGACGTTTAACGTGGAACGTCTTACCATAAACGAAAGAGTAAACACCATCAGTTTGGAAGTTGCGAACAGAAATGTCGACAAACAGTCGATCTCCGGAAACTAGAGTAGGGGACATGCTGTCGCCATTTACAGTCATAACTTTAATATCATCTTGAGAACGATTACCGAAAAGAGAACGGGCATGCTCTGTTGTGAACTCAATGGCGTAGAGCACATCAACATAGTCTGAAAGCATATAGGTTCCAGGTCCTGCGCTAACGCTAAGATCCAAAACTTCTATCCTGTATACATCGGGTTTTGTTGGATTGGGGATGCTTGCCATTTCCTTACATCCTTCTCTCTCGCCAACACCATATTCTAAATATGAAGCTGATACCCCCAGAGCCAATGCAAGTTTATTCATGACAGAGGCACGAGGCTTCGCAGCGCCGATTGTGTATCGCCGCGCCATTTCATATGTAACGCCCACAAGACTTTTGAGTTGGGTGACAGAAATTCCCTTGTTTGTCATTAGCTCGTTTAGTCTCTTGGCGAAATCTGGATACTTCTGTTCTTCTACCATAGGTAGAAGGTTACTCGCATCACATACGCTAGTCATTTCTATTTTAAGTAGTTGCATTCTGCTATTTTAAGTAGCATCATCCCTCTGAATTTCAGAGGAGAAAGGTATGTCATCTCAAAACTACACAGAGAAAGCAGTAAAAGCTGCGGGAAAATCTTTATCTGAAGTAGCCCGTCACTTTGGTTTTAAGTCCACTCAATCCGTCGCTAATTGGGTAATTAACAATCAAGTCCCGTCAGAACGGGTTTTACAACTTTGTGAGTTGGGAAACTGGTCCGTGACCCCTCATGAACTGCGTCCTGATATTTACCCCAATCCAAATGATGGATTACCTGAGTGCTATTCAAAAGTTAGCGGTTCAGCTGCGTAAACGTAACCACAGAAACGAGGAGTTAACCGTGGGTAAGCATCACTGGAAAATAGAAAAACAGCCTGAGTGGTACGTGAAAGCTGTCAGAAAAACTATCGCAGCGTTGCCGGGGGGTTACGCTGAAGCTGCTGACTGGCTGGACGTAACAGAGAACGCATTATTTAACCGCCTTCGTGCCGATGGCGATCAGATTTTCCCGCTGGGATGGGCAATGGTTTTACAGCGTGCTGGTGGCACTCACTTCATTGCTGATGCTGTGGCGCAGTCTGCAAATGGCGTATTTGTGTCTCTTCCTGACGTCGAGGATGTGGACAACGCCGATATTAACCAGCGTCTGCTGGAAGTCATTGAACAGATCGGCAGTTATTCAAAACAGATTCGTTCAGCAATCGAAGACGGTGTAGTGGAACCGCATGAGAAGACAGCAATTAACGACGAGCTGTATCTCTCAATTTCGAAGCTGCAGGAGCATGCAGCACTGGTCTACAAAATCTTTTGCATTTCAGAAAGTAATGACGCCCGCGAGTGTGCAGCTCCGGGCGCCGTGGCGTGTCGTGACTGTGGAGAAACTAACGCATGAACAGTTTAACAACACACTACCGTCGCTCGCAACTGATTGCGCTTCCTGTACCGGGTGGAAAAGCGAAGGTGGAATATTGCTATGCAGTGAATGTACCAGGTGACAGGGAAATTGTAACCCACAGCTTTGCTGAGTGGGCTGTGGGTGATTTCAACCGGCAGAAGGAGACAGTCCTTTGCGACAAGTTAACCGCTGGTTCAAAGATCACTACGGAGTGCCCGTCAGAGTCATTCGTTGGGAACCGGAAACACAACGTGTTATCTACCTCCGCGAAGGCTATGAGCATGAGTGCTTCAGCCCGCTCGAACAGTTTCGTCGTAAATTCAGGGAAATAGAGGTCGGTCATGAGCACTAAATTAACCGGCTATGTATGGGATGGTTGCGCTGCATCAGGCATGAAATTATCCAGCGTGGCAATTATGGCCCGCCTGGCTGATTTCAGTAATGACGAAGGTGTGTGCTGGCCATCAATTGAAACCATTGCCCGCCAGATTGGCGCGGGGATGAGTACCGTCAGAACGGCTATCGCACGGCTGGAAGCAGAAGGCTGGTTAACGCGTAGGGCGCGTCGCCAGGGTAACCGCAATGCGTCGAATGTTTATCAGCTTAACGTTGCGAAGCTTCAGGCAGCGGCATTTTCTCAACTGTCAGATTCTGACCCGTCAAAATCTGACGCATCAAAATCTGACCCGTCAAAATTTGATGCGTCGAAATCTGGCAAAAAAGCGGGTTTTCACCCGTCAGAATCTGGTGGGGATCCGTCAGTAAAATCAAAACATGATCCGTCAGATAAAAAAACTTCTCGTCCGGACGCTTCGCAACCGGACACGCAGACGGCTGAACAGGATTTTTTAACTCGCCATCCTGATGCGGTTGTATTCAGCCCTAAAAAGCGCCAGTGGGGGACGCAGGATGATTTGACCTGCGCACAGTGGCTCTGGAAAAAAATCATCGCCCTGTACGAGCATGCCGCCGAATGTGACGGCGAGGTGGTTCGTCCCAAAGAACCGAACTGGATAGCCTGGGCAAACGAAATTCGCCTGATGTGTGTGCAGGATGGTCGTACTCATAAACAAATCTGCGAGATGTACAGCCGCGTCAGTCGCGATCCGTTCTGGTGCCGTAACGTGCTCAGCCCGTCGAAGCTGCGGGAAAAATGGGATGAGCTTTCCCTGCGCTTATCGCCGTCCGTCAGCACGTACACCGAAAAACGCGAAGACCCGTACTTCAAAGCCAGTTACGACAACGTGGACTACAGCCAGATCCCGGCAGGATTCAGGGGGTGATCATGAGTCTTTTGAATGACGTTCAGAAATTCATTGAAGCCCATCCGGGGTGTACTTCCGGAGACATTGCGGATGCTTTTGCAGGTTACTCACGACAGCGCGTTCTGCAGTCAGCAAGCAAGTTACGTCAGAGTGGGCGTGTGGCTCACCGTTGTGAAGGGGATACACGCAGACATTTCCCGCGGCTGACTGAGATACCGCAGGAGCCGGAACCGCAACCAGTTCGTGAATCCAGACCTGTGCGCAATTTCTATGTCGGCACTAACGATCCCCGGGTGATTTTGTGCCTGACCCGCCAGGCGGAAGAACTGGAGTCCAGGGGCTTATACCGTCGTGCTGCAACGGTGTGGATGGCGGCATTCCGTGAAAGCCACTCCCAGCAAGAGCGAAACAATTTTCTTGCGCGTCGTGAGCGGTGTTTACGGAAAAGCAGCAAGCGCGCTGTATCGGGTGAAGAGTGGTATCTGTCAGGGAATTACGTGGGGGCTTAATGACGACGTTAACTCAATGCCAGCAGCAGGTGCTGGATATGCTGATTTCTTACCAGAAAGAACGTGGCTTCCCGCCAACCAATCAGGAGGTGGCTACCATGCTGGGATACCGTTCAGTGAATGCAGCGGTGGAGCATCTTCGCGCACTGGAGAAAAAAGGCGTCATCACGATAAAGCGTGGCGTGGCCCGGGGCATCACGCTTCATACCGCGGTGAAGGACGACGACAGCGAGGTGGCCGGGATTATCCGCGCACTGCTTGCTGGTGAGGAAAACGCCAGGCTGCGTGCAGCCCACTGGTTACATGAGAGGGGGCTGAAAGTATGAAGCTGATTCTGCCTTTTCCACCCAGCGTGAACACCTACTGGCGACACCCCAACAAAGTGGCATTTGCTGGTAAGAGCCTGATAAGCGCGGCGGGGCGAAAATTCCAGAGTGGGGCGTGCACAGCAATAGTTGAGCAGTTACGTCGTCTGCCGAAACCAACGTCGGCACCTGCTTCAGTGGAGATCGTGTTGTTTCCTCCGGATAACCGGATCCGCGATCTGGACAACTATAACAAGGCGCTGTTTGACGCCCTGACCCACGCGGGTGTGTGGGAAGACGACAGCCAGGTGAAAAGAATGCTGGTGGAGTGGGGACCGGTTATCCCGGAAGGGAAGGTCGAGATCACTATCAGTAAGTACGAGAAAACGGCGGGTGCAGCCGCCTGATCAAGAGGAGAAACGAAGTATGAATAATCTGATGGTCATTGATGGTATTGAAGTTCGTCGTGATGCTTATGGGCGTTACAGCCTGAACGATCTGCACAGGGCTGCCGGTTCTCTGGATAAGCATAAGCCTGCATTCTGGCTCCGCAATGAGCAAACTGAACGTTTAATAAGCGAGTTGCAGATTTGCAACTCGGTCAATATAGAGCCAGTTAACGTTATTCGTGGCGGAAATAACCAGGGGACGTATGTCTGCAAAGAACTGGTGTATGCCTATGCAATGTGGATCAGCCCGTCATTCCATCTGAAGGTGATCCGTACTTTCGATATGGTAACCAGCGCATCGGAAAAATTATCCGGGCAGGCTGCTGACAAGATGCAGGCTGGCGTGATTCTGCTGGACTTTATGCGCCGGGAGTTAAACCTGTCTAACTCTTCAGTGCTTGGTGCCTGTCAGAAACTCCAGGAGGCTGTTGGCTTACCGAATCTGGCACCGCGCTATGCCATTGATGCTCCTGCTGACGCGCCTGATGGCTCAAGCCGTCCCACGCTGTCACTGAGTGCACTGCTGAAGCAGTATGGTATCCGCCTGACAGCTAATCAGGCATATCACCAGATGGTGAAGCTGGGGATCGTCGAGCAGCGCGAACGATACAGCCGTACCGCGATTAACAACATCAAAAAATTCTGGTCGCTGACAGCGAAAGGCTGCATGTTCGGCAAGAACATCACCAGTCCCGCAAATCCGCGCGAGACGCAGCCGCATTTCTTCGAATCCCGATTCCCTGAGCTGTTAAAGCTGCTCGATACCGTTCATTGAGGTGACCGTGAGAGCACTATTGACCCCTGAAATTGCCCCGCGTATGGGGATCGTATTGTTCAGGCCCGGTTCAGAGCTGATGCCCCTGTTTATGCAGGGGCGTGTACTGCTGGAGCCTGAGCCGGAGCATTATTCATCTTTCGCCAGTGGTGCCGTTCCCGCGGCATCACAACCGCTGGCGGATGATCCTGCCGTTCGGGCCGTGTTCCGTAATGAGGCAGTGATTCGTCGTGCTGGTGGGGTGGAATGTCTTGAAAGCTGGTTACTTCGTGAAAAAGGCTGCCAGTGGCCTCATTCCGACTGGCACAGCGAGAACATGACCACAATGCGACACGCGCCGGGCGCAATCCGTCTGTGCTGGCACTGCGATAATCAGTTACGTGATCAGTTCACGGAGCGGCTGGAATCAATGGCAACGGATAACTGTGCCCGTTGGGTGTTGTCTGTAGTCCGTCGGGATCTCGATTTTAATGATAACCATGCCGTGACAATGCCGGAACTGTGCTGGTGGCTGGTTCGTAATGACCTGGCGGATGCCTTACCGGAAAGCGCAGCCCGTAAGGCACTGAGATTACCGAAGTCTGTTTTGCCGTCTGTCACCCGGGAAAGTGACCTTGTGCCTTCGGTTCCTGCCACCAGCATTATCCAGGATAAAGCGAAAAAGGTGCTGGCGCTGAAAGTGGATCCGGAGTCGCCGGAGTCTTTTATGTTACGCCCCAAACGTCGTCGCTGGGTTAATGAACAGTACACGCGCTGGGTTAAGACGCAGCCGTGTGCATGTTGTGGAAAGCCAGCTGATGATCCGCATCATCTGATAGGCCATGGTCAGGGTGGAATGGGTACAAAAGCGCATGACCTTTTTGTGCTGCCTTTGTGCAGAAAACACCACGACGAACTGCATGCGGATACCGTGGCATTTGAAGAGAAGTATGGCTCCCAGCTGGAGCTGATATTTCGTTTTATCGATCGCGCACTGGCGATTGGTGTGCTGGCCTGATTTTGTGGAGAAAGTTAATGCGTGATATTCAGATGGTTCTTGAACGTTGGGGAGCGTGGGCGGCTAATAATCATGAAGATGTGACCTGGTCGTCCATTGCCGCCGGTTTTAAGGGATTAATTCCTTCAAAAGTAAAATCTCGCCCGCAATGTTGTGACGATGACGCGATGATCATTTGCGGGTGCATGGCCCGTCTGAAAAAGAACAACAGCGATTTACACGATTTATTAGTAGATTATTATGTATGTGGTATGACATTCATGTCACTGGCAAGTAAGCATTGCTGCTCGGATGGTTATATCGGGAAAAGGTTACAGAAGGCTGAGGGCATAATTGAAGGGATGTTAATGGCATTAGATATCCGGTTAGATATGGATATCGTTGCTAATAATTCTAATTGATATGCAATTGTTTACTAAAAGTTATTAAAAATGGGGCGTGGAAACGCCCCCAAAATAAAGGGTAATATATAACAGAAGGTTTATATAGTAAGAAGCAAGGTAGTGCTTCTAAAGGAAGTGGCTTGAGGGCTCCACTTATATGTTGCGGAGGCAAAGCCTCCCGCAACATATCTTTTTCGTAAGTCAGATTAGAACTGATAAACCAGACCTACAGCGACGATGTCGTCGGTATCAATACCAGCTGTTTTGGTAAACTTACTATCGTCAATTAAGTTGATTTTGTAATCAACAAAAGTAGACATGTTTTTATTAAAGTAGTAAGTAGCACCGACATCGACATACTTGACTAAGTCTCGGTCACCATGAACACCAAGATCTTTACCTTTTGACTGAAGGTAAGCAACAGATGGGCGCAGACCGAAGTCAAACTGATATTGTGCTACTGCTTCAAAGTTTTGTGCTTTGTTTGCAATATGGTTATTACCAAAAACGGTCATATTCTGAGTTTCAGAATATGTGGTAGCCAGATAGATATTGTTCGCATCATATTTCAGGCCTGCAGCCCATACTTCCGCATTTTTGCCGGAGGCATTGAATTTGCTCTTACCATAGGCGACCTGACCGTCAGTGCGATCTGATTTAGCATAGGTTGCACCCACGCCGAATCCTTCATACTCATAAGTAGTGGAGAAACCGAAACCATCACCATTGGCTTCAGTTACGTCAGTGCGGTCATTTTTACCCTGATACTGAGCAGCAAAGTTCAGGCCATCGACCAGACCAAAGAAGTCGTTGTTACGATAAGTTGCAACACCAGTAGTGCGACCAGTCATGAACACATCTGTTTGGGTCCAGGTATCACCACCGAATTCTGGCAGAACGTCAGTCCACGCACCGATGTCGTATGCTACACCGTAGTTACGGCCGTAATCGATGGAGCCGTAATCACCAAATTTCAGGCCTGCAAATGCAAGACGGGTTTTGTCTTTGGAAGAACCTTGAGATTCAGCACGGTTGCCTTTGAATTCATATTCCCACTGACCGAAACCAGTCAGTTGATCGTTGATTTGGGTTTCACCTTTGAAGCCAAGACGGGCATAAGTAGTATCACCATCATCTGCATCATTAGAGGAGAAGTAGTGCTTGGCATTAACTTTCCCGTATAGATCCAGCTTGTTACTGTCTTTATTATAAATTTCAGCTGCCTGAGCAGACATCGCCATCAGTACTGATGCAGCTACAGCAGAAATTGCCACTGTTAATTTTTTCATTGTACGCCCTTTTTTTGAACTATTATTAAAAAATGATGTCACTGCGCGATAAATATTCATCTAATCAATGTGATTATTTCAAGATGTAAGTTTTAGTTTCTCATTTAATTTGTGAAGTAGATCTCTATTTTTATCTGAACCTTTTCTATCTAATCCTATTCATGGCTCTTGTCTGAACAAAAATAAATCTATTAGCTAATTTATATTAATGGCACTTATTTATAAGTGCTCTATAATTCTTTAGCTTAATTTAAACAAACTAAAAATAACATCGGAAATTATTAACTGATTATTTGTTGAAGTTTTCTTATGTATTTGTGGTGGTGTTTTGAACACTCGGTGGCATTCTCACAAATATCATTTAGTAGTTTACGTACGTAAAAAATTGGTTATGCTGTTAAGAGTGGTTACTTCGTCACACAGCTTAAACCCGCCGTCGAGCGGGTTTTTCCATTTTTTGAGTCTCGATATTAGCTGATAACCCAATACCTGAGTTATTCACTGACTCCGAATCTGTTACGTTTCTGCCTTTATTGCGATACGTAATATCCCCTTAATTTACACCCGCTTTGTCTGCGAGGTGGGGTTATGAAATCCATGGATAAGTTAACAACGGGTGTCGCCTATGGCACCTCAGCAGGTAGTGCCGGTTACTGGTTTTTACAGCTGCTCGATAAAGTCACGCCCTCACAGTGGGCAGCAATAGGTGTGCTGGGTAGCCTGGTATTTGGCCTGCTGACGTACCTGACAAACCTTTATTTCAAGATTAAAGAAGATAAGCGCAAGGCTGCGAGAGGTGAATAATGCCTCCATCATTACGAAAAGCCGTTGCTGCTGCTATTGGTGGCGGAGCAATTGCTATAGCATCAGTGTTAATCACTGGCCCAAGTGGTAACGATGGTCTGGAAGGTGTCAGCTACATACCATACAAAGATATTGTTGGTGTATGGACTGTATGTCACGGGCATACAGGAAAAGACATCATGCTCGGTAAAACGTATACCAAAGCAGAATGCAAAGCCCTCCTGAATAAAGACCTTGCCACGGTCGCCAGACAAATTAACCCGTACATCAAAGTCGATATACCGGAAACAATGCGCGGCGCTCTTTACTCATTCGTTTACAACGTGGGTGCTGGCAATTTCAGAACATCGACGCTTCTTCGCAAAATAAACCAGGGCGATATCAAAGGCGCATGTGATCAGCTACGTCGCTGGACATATGCTGGCGGTAAGCAATGGAAAGGTCTCATGACTCGTCGTGAGATTGAGCGTGAAATCTGTTTGTGGGGTCAGCAATGAACAGAGTAACCGCGATTATCTCCGCTCTGGTTATCTGCATCATCGTCTGCCTGTCATGGGCTGTTAATCATTACCGTGATAACGCCATTACCTACAAAGCCCAGCGCGACAAAAATGCCAGAGAACTGAAGCTGGCGAACGCGGCAATTACTGACATGCAGATGCGTCAGCGTGATGTTGCTGCGCTCGATGCAAAATACACGAAGGAGTTAGCTGATGCGAAAGCTGAAAATGATGCTCTGCGTGATGATGTTGCCGCTGGTCGTCGTCGGTTGCACATCAAAGCAGTCTGTCAGTCAGTGCGTGAAGCCACCACCGCCTCCGGCGTGGATAATGCAGCCTCCCCCCGACTGGCAGACACCGCTGAACGGGATTATTTCACCCTCAGAGAGAGGCTGATCACTATGCAAAAACAACTGGAAGGAACCCAGAAGTATATTAATGAGCAGTGCAGATAGAGCTGCCCATATCGATGGGCAACTCATGCAATTATTGTGAGCAATACACACGCGCTTCCAGCGGAGTATAAATGCCTAAAGTAATAAAACCGAGAAATCCATTTACGAATGTTTGCTGGGTTTCTGTTTTAACAACATTTTCTGCGCCGCCACAAATTTTGGCTGCATCAACAGTTTTCTCCTGTCCAATTCCCGAAACGAAGAAATGATGGGTGATGGTTTCCTTTGGTGTTACTGCTGTCGGTTTGTTTCCAACAGTAAACGTCTGTTGAGCACATCCTGTAATAAGCATTGCCAGAGCGGCAGAAAACAACATTTTTTTCATCTTATTATCCTGCATTGTTAAAAACGGCAGAATCCTATGTGACAACAATTAAACGATAGTTAAATGGATTGATGAAAATTAAAACTATATAGGTGGATGCTCAGCCTATTGGAGGAGGGGGGGGGGCACTCAGAATCCTGTGGAATGAAATAAACCGCTCTATCTGTCCATTACCCTTTTAGCTGCGCTGTATCGTCGCCGTATTCCCGCATTAACCATGACCGTAGCCCGACGGGGAATTCCTTCTGCGTGAGTGTGCGGGAATAATCAAAAACGATGCACACCGGGTTTTACTGTGCTGACAGACGCAGGGTTACCCTCATAGTCGCTTTTCCGGTGCGATGGTGGAAGAAACCGGGATGTTCATCCATCATCACTTTGGATTGATGTATATGCTCTCTTTTCTGACGTTAGTCTCCGACGGCAGGCTTCAATGACCCAGGCTGAGAAATTCCCAGACCCTTTTTGCTCAAGAGCGATGTTAATTTGTTCAATCATTTGGTTAGGAAAGCGGATGTTGCGGGTTGTTGTTCTGCGGGTTCTGTTCTTCGTTGACATGAGGTTGCCCCGTATTCAGTGTCGCTGATTTGTATTGTCTGAAGTTGTTTTTACGTTAAGTTGATGTAGATCAATTAATACGATACCTGCGTCATAATTGATTATTTGACGTGGTTTGATGGCGTAGATGCACGTTGTGACATGTAGATGATAATTATTATCATTTTGCGGGTCCTTTCCGGCGATCCGACAGGTTACGGGGCGGCGACCTCGCGGGTTTTCGCTATTTATGAAAATTTTCCGGTTTAAGGCGTTTCCGTTCTTCTTCGTCGTAACTTAATGTTTTTATTTAAAATACCCCCTGAAAAGAAAGGAAACGACAGGTGCTGAAAACGAACTTTTGGGCCTCTGTCGTTTCCTTTCTCTGTTTTTGGCCGTGGAATGAACAATGGAAGTCAACAAAAAGCAGCTGGCTGACATTTTCGGTGCGAGTATCCGTACCATTCAGAACTGGCAGGAACAGGGAATGCCCGTTCTGCGAGGCGGTGGCAAGGGTAATGAGGTGCTTTATGACTCTGCCGCCGTTATAAAATGGTATGCCGAAAGGGATGCTGAAATTGAGAACGAAAAGCTGCGCCGGGAAGTTGAAGAACTGCGGCAGGCCAGCGAGACAGATCTCCAGCCAGGGACTATTGAGTACGAACGCCACCGACTTACGCGTGCACAGGCCGACGCACAGGAGCTGAAAAATGCCAGAGACTCCGCTGAAGTGGTGGAAACCGCATTCTGTACTTTCGTGCTGTCGCGGATCGCAGGTGAAATTGCCAGTATTCTCGACGGGATCCCCCTGTCGGTGCAGCGGCGTTTTCCGGAACTGGAAAACCGACATGTTGATTTCCTGAAACGGGATATCATCAAAGCCATGAACAAAGCAGCCGCGCTGGATGAACTGATACCGGGGTTGCTGAGTGAATATATCGAACAGTCAGGTTAACAGGCTGCGGCATTTTGTCCGCGCCGGGCTTCGCTCACTGTTCAGGCCGGAGCCACAGACCGCCGTTGAATGGGCGGATGCCAATTACTATCTCCCGAAAGAATCCGCATACCAGGAAGGGCGCTGGGAAACACTGCCCTTTCAGCGGGCCATCATGAATGCGATGGGCAGTGACTACATCCGCGAGGTGAATGTGGTGAAGTCTGCCCGTGTTGGTTATTCCAAAATGCTGCTGGGTGTTTATGCCTACTTCATAGAGCATAAGCAGCGCAACACCCTTATCTGGTTGCCGACGGATGGTGATGCCGAGAACTTTATGAAAACCCACGTTGAGCCGACTATTCGTGATATTCCGTCGCTGCTGGCGCTGGCCCCGTGGTATGGCAAAAAGCACCGGGATAACACGCTCACCATGAAGCGTTTCACCAATGGGCGTGGCTTCTGGTGCCTGGGCGGTAAAGCGGCAAAAAACTACCGTGAAAAGTCGGTGGATGTGGCGGGTTATGATGAACTTGCTGCTTTTGATGATGATATTGAACAGGAAGGCTCTCCGACGTTCCTGGGTGACAAGCGTATTGAAGGCTCGGTCTGGCCAAAGTCCATCCGTGGCTCCACGCCCAAAGTGAGAGGCACCTGTCAGATTGAGCGTGCAGCCAGTGAATCCCCGCATTTTATGCGTTTTCATGTTGCCTGCCCGCACTGCGGGGAGGAGCAGTACCTTAAATTTGGCGATAAAGAGACGCCGTTTGGCCTCAAATGGACGCCGGATGATCCCTCCAGCGTGTTTTATCTCTGCGAACATAATGCCTGCGTCATCCGCCAGCAGGAGCTGGACTTCACTGATGCCCGTTATATCTGCGAAAAGACCGGGATCTGGACCCGTGATGGCATTCTCTGGTTTTCGTCATCCGGTGAAGAGATTGAGCCACCTGACAGTGTGACCTTTCACATCTGGACGGCGTACAGCCCGTTCACCACCTGGGTGCAGATTGTCAAAGACTGGATGAAGACGAAAGGGGATACGGGAAAACGTAAAACCTTCGTGAACACCACGCTCGGTGAGACGTGGGAAGCGAAAATCGGTGAACGTCCGGATGCTGAAGTGATGGCAGAGCGGAAAGAGCATTATTCAGCGCCCGTTCCTGACCGTGTGGCTTACCTGACCGCCGGTATCGACTCCCAGATGGATCGCTACGAAATGCGCGTATGGGGATGGGGGCCGGGTGAGGAAAGCTGGCTGATTGACCGGCAGATTATTATGGGCCGCCACGACGATGAACAGACGCTGCAGCGTGTGGATGAGGCCATCAATAAAACCTATACCCGCCGGAATGGTGCAGAAATGTCGGTATCCCGTATCTGCTGGGATACTGGCGGGATTGACCCGACTATTGTGTATGAACGCTCGAAAAAGCATGGGCTGTTCCGGGTGATCCCCATTAAAGGGGCATCCGTCTACGGAAAGCCGGTGGCCAGCATGCCACGTAAGCGAAACAAAAACGGGGTTTACCTTACCGAAATCGGTACGGATACCGCGAAAGAGCAGATTTATAACCGCTTCACACTGACGCCGGAAGGGGATGAACCGCTTCCCGGTGCCGTTCACTTCCCGAATAACCCGGATATTTTTGATCTGACCGAAGCGCAGCAGCTGACTGCTGAAGAGCAGGTCGAAAAATGGGTGGATGGCAGGAAAAAAATACTGTGGGACAGCAAAAAGCGACGCAATGAGGCACTCGACTGCTTCGTTTATGCGCTGGCGGCGCTGCGCATCAGTATTTCGCGCTGGCAGCTGGATCTTAGTGCACTGCTGGCGAGCCTGCAGGAAGAGGATGGTGCAGCAACCAACAAGAAAACACTGGCAGATTACGCCCGTGCCTTATCCGGAGAGGATGAATGACGCGACAGGAAGAACTTGCCGCTGCCCGTGCGGCACTGCATGACCTGATGACAGGAAAACGGGTGGCAACGGTACAGAAAGACGGACGGAGAGTGGAGTTTACGGCCACTTCCGTGTCTGACCTGAAAAAATACATTGCGGAGCTGGAAGTGCAGACCGGCATGACACAGCGACGCAGGGGACCTGCAGGATTTTATGTATGAAAACGTCCACCATTCCCACCCTTCTGGGGCCGGACGGCATGACATCGCTGCGTGAATATGCCGGTTATCACGGCGGTGGCAGCGGATTTGGTGGGCAGTTGCGGGCGTGGAACCCACCGGGTGAAAGTGTGGATGCAGCCCTGCTGCCCAATTTTACCCGTGGCAATGCCCGTGCAGACGATCTGGTACGCAATAACGGCTATGCCGCCAACGCCATCCAGCTGCATCAGGATCATATCGTCGGGTCTTTTTTCCGGCTCAGTCATCGCCCAAGCTGGCGCTATCTGGGCATCGGGGAGGAAGACGCCCGTGCCTTTTCCCGCGAGGTTGAAGCGGCATGGAAAGAGTTTGCCGAAGATGACTGTTGCTGCATTGACGTTGAGCGAAAACGCACGTTTACCATGATGATTCGGGAAGGTGTGGCCATGCACGCCTTTAACGGTGAACTGTTCGTTCAGGCCACCTGGGATACCAGTCCGTCGCGGCTTTTCCGGACACAGTTCCGGATGGTCAGCCCGAAGCGCATCAGCAACCCGAACAATACCGGCGACAGCCGGAACTGCCGTGCCGGTGTGCAGATTAATGACAGCGGTGCGGCGCTGGGATATTACGTCAGCGAGGACGGCTATCCTGGCTGGATGCCGCAGAAATGGACATGGATACCCCGTGAGTTACCCGGCGGGCGCGCCTCGTTCATTCACGTTTTTGAACCCGTGGAGGACGGGCAGACCCGCGGTGCAAATGTGTTTTACAGCGTAATGGAGCAGATGAAGATGCTCGACACGCTGCAGAACACGCAGCTGCAGAGCGCCATTGTGAAGGCGATGTATGCCGCCACCATCGAGAGTGAGCTGGATACGCAGTCAGCGATGGATTTTATTCTGGGCGCGAACAGTCAGGAGCAGCGGGAAAGGCTGACCGGCTGGATTGGTGAAATTGCCGCGTATTACGCCGCAGCACCGGTCCGGCTTGGAGGCGCAAAAGTGCCGCACCTGATGCCGGGTGACTCACTGAACCTGCAGACGGCTCAGGACACGGATAACGGCTACTCCGTGTTTGAGCAGTCACTGCTGCGCTATATCGCAGCCGGGCTGGGTGTCTCGTATGAGCAGCTTTCCCGGAATTACGCCCAGATGAGCTACTCCACGGCACGGGCCAGCGCGAACGAGTCGTGGGCGCACTTTATGGGACGGCGAAAATTCGTCGCATCCCGTCAGGCGAGCCAGATGTTTCTGTGCTGGCTGGAAGAGGCCATCGTTCGCCGCGTGGTGACGTTACCTTCAAAAGCGCGCTTCAGCTTTCAGGAAGCCCGCAGTGCCTGGGGGAACTGCGACTGGATAGGCTCCGGTCGTATGGCCATCGATGGTCTGAAAGAAGTACAGGAAGCGGTGATGCTGATAGAAGCCGGACTGAGCACCTACGAGAAAGAGTGCGCAAAACGCGGCGACGACTATCAGGAAATTTTTGCCCAGCAGGTCCGTGAAACGATGGAGCGCCGCGCGGCTGGTCTTAAACCGCCCGCCTGGGCGGCTGCGGCATTTGAATCCGGGCTGCGACAATCAACAGAGGAGGAGAAGAGTGACAGCAGTGCTGCGTAATCTCCCGCATATTGCCAGCATGGCCTTTAATGAGCCGCTGATGCTTGAACCCGCCTATTCGCGGGTTTTCTTTTGTGCGCTTGCAGGCCAGCTTGGGATCAGCCGCCTGACGGATGCGGTGTCCGGCGACAGCCTGACTGCCGGAGAGGCACCCGCGACGCTGGCGTTAGCCGGTGATGGTGACGGACCACGACAGGCCCGCAGTTATCAGGTCATGAACGGCATCGCCGTGCTGCCGGTGTCCGGTACGCTGGTCAGCCGGACGCGGGCGCTGCAGCCTTATTCGGGGATGACCGGTTACAACGGCATTATCGCCCGTCTGCAACAGGCTGCCAGTGACCCGATGGTGGACGGCATTCTGCTCGATATGGACACGCCCGGCGGAATGGTGGCAGGGGCATTTGACTGCGCTGACATCATCGCCCGTGTGCGTGACATAAAACCTGTATGGGCGCTGGCCAACGACATGAACTGCAGTGCAGGTCAGCTGCTTGCCAGCGCCGCCTCCCGGCGTCTGGTCACGCAGACCGCCCGGACAGGCTCCATCGGCGTCATGATGGCTCACAGTAATTACGGTGCTGCGCTGGAGAAACAGGGCGTGGAAATCACGCTGATTTACAGCGGCAGCCATAAGGTGGATGGCAACCCCTACAGCCATCTACCGGGTGATGTCCGGGAAACACTGCAGTCCCGGATGGATGCAACCCGCCGGATGTTTGCGCAGAAGGTGTCGGCATATACCGGCCTGTCCGTGCAGGCTGTGCTGGATACCGAGGCTGCAGTGTACAGCGGTCAGGAGGCCATTGATGCCGGACTGGCTGATGAACTTGTTAACAGCACCGATGCGATCACCGTCATGCGTGATGCACTGGATGCGCGTAAATCCCGTCTCTCAGGAGGGCGAATGACCAAAGAGACTCAATCAACAACTGTTTCAGCCACTGCTTCGCAGGCTGACGTTACTGACGTGGTGCCAGCGACGGAGGGCGAAAACGCCAGCGCGGCGCAGCCGGACGTGAACGCGCAGATCACCGCAGCGGTTGCGGCAGAAAACAGCCGCATTATGGGGATCCTCAACTGTGAGGAGGCTCACGGACGCGAAGAACAGGCGCGCGTTCTGGCAGAAACCCCCGGAATGACCGTGGAAACGGCCCGCCGCATTCTGGCTGCAGCACCACAGAGTGCACAGGCGCGCAGTGACACTGCGCTGGATCGTCTGATGCAGGGTGCACCGGCACCGCTGGCTGCAGGTAACCTGGCATCTGATACCAATAAAGAATTACTTAATACACCTGAAGCTTTACCGGTATAAGAGGCAGTTATGGCGACAAAAGAAGAGTTTAACCATTACCAGCCGCTGGGTAACAGTGATCCGGCTCATACAGCAATTGCGCCTGGCGGATTGAGTGCGAAAACGCCTGCAATGACCCCGCTGATGCTGGATGGCACTACCCGTAAGCTGGTTGTGTGGGATGGCACCACCGACGGTGCAGCCGTTGGCATTCTGGCGGTTGCTGCTGACCAGACCAGCACCACACTGACGTTCTACAAGTCCGGCTCGTTCCGTTATGAGGATGTGCTCTGGCCGGAGGCTGCCAGCGACGAGACTAAAAAACGGACCGCGTTTGCCGGAACGGCAATCAGCATCGTTTAATCTTCCCCTTCATCAACAAAGGCCGCCTGTGCGGCTTTTTTTATGGAAATAATTTATGTCTGTATATACAACTGCAGAATTACTGGCATCGACCCAGCATCACTTTAAGTTCGATCCGCTGTTTCTGCGCCTGTTTTTCCGTGAAACCTATCCTTTCACCACGGAAAAAGTCTATCTCTCACAAATTCCGGGACTGGTAAACATGGCGCTGTACGTTTCGCCGATTGTTTCCGGTGAGGTTATCCGATCCCGTGGCGGCTCCACCTCTGAATTTACGCCGGGTTATGTCAAACCCAAGCATGAGGTGAATCCGCAGATGACCCTGCGTCGCCTGCCGGATGAAGATCCGCAGAACCTGGCTGACCCGGCTTACCGTCGTCGCCGTATTATTCGGCAGAATATGCTGGATGAAAATCTGGCGATTGCCCAGGTCGAAGAGATGCAGGCAGTTTCTGCCGTGCTTAAGGGCAAATACACCATGACCGGTGAAGCCTTCGATCCGGTTGAGGTGGATATGGGCCGCAGTGCGGCGAATAACATCACGCAGTCCGGCGGCACGGAGTGGAGCAAGCGTGACAAGTCCACGTATGACCCGACCGACGATATCGAAGCCTACGCGCTGAACGCCAGCGGTGTGGTGAATATCATCGTGTTTGATCCGAAAGGCTGGGCGCTGTTCCGTTCCTTCAAGGCCGTCAGGGAGAAGCTGGATACCCGTCGCGGCTCTCATTCCGAGCTGGAGACAGCGGTAAAAGACCTGGGCAAAGCGGTGTCTTATAAGGGAATGTATGGCGATGTGGCCATCGTCGTGTATTCCGGACAGTACGTGGAAAACGGCGTCAAAAAGAACTTCCTGCCGGACAACACGATGGTGCTGGGGAACACTCAGGCACGCGGTCTGCGCACCTATGGTTGCATTCAGGATGCGGACGCACAGCGCGAAGGCATTAACGCCTCTGCCCGTTACCCGAAAAACTGGGTGACCACCGGCGACCCGGCGCGTGAGTTCACCATGATTCAGTCAGCACCGCTGATGCTGCTGGCTGACCCTGATGAGTTCGTGTCTGTACAACTGGCGTAATCATGGCCCTTCGGGGCCATTGTTTCTCTGTGGAGGAGTCCATGACGAAAGATGAACTGATTGCCCGTCTCCGCTCGCTGGGTGAACAACTGAACCGTGATATCAGCCTGACGGGGACGAAAGAAGAACTGGCGCTCCGTGTGGCAGAGCTGGAAGAAGAGCTTGATGACACGGGCGACACTGCCGGTCAGGAGACCCCTCTCAGCCCGGAAAATGTGCTGACCGGACATGAAAATGAGGTTGTATCAGCGCAGCCGGATACCGTGACTGATACGGCTGATCTGGTCACGGTTGTGGCACTGGTGACGCTGCATACTGATGCACTTCACGCCACGCGGGATGAGGCTGTGGCATTTGTGCTGCCGGGAACGGCGTTCCGTGTCTCTGCCGGTGTGGCAGCTGAAATGACAGAGCGCGGCCTGGCCAGAATGCAATAACGGGAGGCGCTGTGGCTGATTTCGATAACCTGTTCGATGCTGCCATTGCCTGCGCCGATGAAACGATACGCGGGTACATGGGAACGTCAGCCACCATGACATCCGGTGAGCAGTCCGGTGCTGTGATACGTGGTGTTTTTGATGACCCTGAAAATATCAGCTATGCCGGACAGGGCGTGCGCGTTGAAGGCTCCAGCCCGTCCCTGTTTGTCCGGACTGATGAGGTGCGGCAGCTGCGGCGCGGCGACACGCTGACCATCGGTGAGGAAAACTTCTGGATAGACCGGATTTCGCCGGATGATGGCGGAAGCTGTCATCTCTGGCTTGGGCGGGGCGTACCGCCTGCCGTTAACCGTCGCCGCTGAAAGGGGGATGTATGGCCATAAAAGGTCTTGAGCAGGCCGTTGAAAACCTAAGCCGTATCAGCAGAACGGCGGTGCCCGGTGCCGCCGCAATGGCCATTAACCGCGTTGCTTCATCCGCGATATCGCAGTCGGTGGCACAGGTTGCCCGTGAGACAAAGGTACGCCGGAAACTGGTAAAGGAAAGGGCCAGGCTGAAAAGGGCCACGGTCAAAAATCCGCAGGCCAGAATCAGGGTTAACCGGGGGGATTTGCCCGTAATCAGGCTGGGTAACGCGCGGGTTGTCCTTTCCCGCCGCAGACGTCGTAAAAAGGGGCAGCGTTCATCCCTGAAAGGTGGCGGCAGCGTGCTTGTGGTGGGAAACCGTCGTATTCCCGGCGCGTTTATTCAGCAACTGAAAAATGGCCGGTGGCATGTCATGCAGCGTGTGGCCGGGAAAAACCGTTACCCCATTGATGTGGTGAAAATCCCGATGGCGGTGCCGCTGACCACGGCGTTTAAACAGAATATTGAACGGATACGGCGTGAACGTCTTCCGAAAGAGCTGGGCTATGCGCTGCAGCATCAACTGAGAATGGTAATAAAGCGATGAAACATACTGAACTCCGTGCAGCCGTACTGGATGCACTGGAGAAGCATGACACCGGGGCGACGCTTTTTGATGGTCGCCCCGCTGTTTTTGATGAGGCGGATTTTCCGGCAATTGCCGTTTATCTCACCGGCGCTGAATACACGGGCGAAGAGCTGGACAGTGATACCTGGCAGGCGGAGCTGCATATTGAAGTTTTCCTGCCTGCTCAGGTGCCGGATTCAGAGCTGGATTCGTGGATGGAGTCCCGGATTTATCCGGTGATGAGCGATGTCCCGGCACTGTCAGATTTGATCACCAGTATGGTGGCCAGCGGCTATGACTACCGGCGCGACGATGATGCGGGCCTGTGGAGTTCAGCCGATCTGACTTATGTCATTACCTATGAAATGTGAGGACGCTATGCCTGTACCAAATCCAACAATGCCGGTGAAAGGTGCCGGGACCACACTGTGGGTTTATAAGGGGAACGGTGACCCTTATGCGAACCCGCTTTCAGACGTTGACTGGTCGCGTCTGGCAAAAGTTAAAGACCTGACGCCCGGCGAACTGACCGCTGAGTCCTATGACGACAGCTATCTCGATGATGAGGATGCGGACTGGACTGCGACCGGGCAGGGGCAGAAATCTGCCGGAGATACCAGCTTCACGCTGGCGTGGATGCCCGGAGAGCAGGGGCAGCAGGCGCTGCTGGCGTGGTTTAATGAAGGTGATACCCGTGCCTATAAAATCCGCTTTCCGAACGGCACGGTCGATGTGTTCCGTGGCTGGGTCAGCAGTATCGGTAAGGCGGTGACGGCGAAGGAAGTGATCACCCGCACGGTGAAGGTCACCAATGTGGGACGCCCGTCGATGGCTGAAGATCGCAGTACGGTGACGGCGGCAACCGGCATGACGGTAACGCCAGCCAGTGCGTCCGTAGTGAAAGGGCAGAGCACCACGCTGACCGTGGCATTCCAGCCGGAAGGCGTAACCGACAAGAGCTTCCGTGCGGTGTCTGCGGATAAAACAAAAGCCACCGTGTCGGTCAGTGGTATGACCATCACCGTGAACGGCGTTGCTGCAGGCAAGGTCAACATTCCGGTTGTATCCGGTAATGGTGAGTTTGCTGCGGTTGCAGAAATCACCGTCACCGCCAGTTAATCCGGAGAGTCAGCGATGTTCCTGAAAACAGAATCATTTGAACATAACGGCGTGACCGTCACGCTTTCTGAACTGTCAGCCCTGCAGCGTATTGAGCATCTCGCCCTGATGAAACGGCAGGCAGAACAGGCGGAGTCAGACAGCAACCGGAAGTTTACTGTGGAAGACGCCATCAGAACCGGTGCTTTTGTGGTGGCGATGTCCCTGTGGCATAACCATCCGCAGAAGACAAAGCTGCCTTCCATGAATGAAGCCGTTAAACAGATTGAGCAGGAAGTGCTTACCACCTGGCCTACAGAGGCAATTTCTCATGCTGAAAACGTGGTGTACCGGCTGTCCGGTATGTATGAGTTTGTGGTGAATGATGCCCCTGAACAGGCAGAGGACGCCGGGTCTGCAGAGCCTGTTTCTGCGGGAAAGTGTTCGACGGTGAGCTGAGTTTTGCCCTGAAACTGGCGCGTGAGATGGGGCGACCTGACTGGCGCGCCATGCTTGCCGGGATGTCATCCACAGAGTATGCCGACTGGCACCGCTTTTACAGTACCCATTATTTTCATGATGTTCTGCTGGATATGCACTTTTCCGGGCTGACGTACACCGTGCTCAGCCTGTTTTTCAGCGATCCGGATATGCATCCGCTGGATTTCAGTCTGCTGAACCGGCGTGAGGCTGACGAAGAGCCTGAAGATGATGTGCTGATGCAGAAAGCGGCAGGGCTTGCCGGAGGCGTCCGCTTTGCCCCGGACGGAAATGAAGTTATCCCCGCTTCCCCGGATATGGCGGGCATGACGGAGGATGACGTAATGCTGATGACAGTATCAGAAGGGATCGCAGGAGGAGTCCGGTATGGCTGAACCGGTAGGCGATCTGGTCGTTGATTTAAGTCTGGATGCGGCCAGATTTGACGAGCAGATGGCCAGAGTCAGGCGTCATTTTTCCGGTACGGAAAGTGATGCGAAAAAAACAGCGGCAGTCGTTGAACAGTCGCTGAGCCGACAGGCGCTGGCTGCACAGAAAGCGGGGATTTCCGTCGGGCAGTATAAAGCCGCCATGCGTATGCTGCCTGCACAGTTCACCGACGTGGCCACGCAGCTTGCAGGCGGGCAAAGTCCGTGGCTGATCCTGCTGCAACAGGGGGGGCAGGTGAAGGACTCCTTCGGCGGGATGATCCCCATGTTCAGGGGGCTTGCCGGTGCGATCACCCTGCCGATGGTGGGGGCCACCTCGCTGGCGGTGGCGACCGGTGCGCTGGCGTATGCCTGGTATCAGGGCAACTCAACCCTGTCCGATTTCAACAAAACGCTGGTCCTTTCCGGCAATCAGGCGGGACTGACGGCAGATCGTATGCTGGTCCTGTCCAGAGCCGGGCAGGCGGCAGGGCTGATGTTTAACCAGACCAGCGAGTCACTCAGCGCACTGGTTAAGGCGGGGGTAAGCGGTGAGGCTCAGATTGCGTCCATCAGCCAGAGTGTGGCGCGTTTCTCCTCTGCATCCGGCGTGGAGGTGGACAAGGTCGCTGAAGCCTTCGGGAAGCTGACCACTGACCCGACGTCTGGGTTGACGGCGATGGCGCGCCAGTTCCATAACGTGACGGCGGAACAGATTGCGTATGTTGCTCAGTTGCAGCGTTCCGGCGATGGGGCCGGGGCATTGCAGGCGGCGAACGAGGCCGCAACGAAAGGGTTTGATGACCAGACCCGTAAACTGAAAGATAACATGGGTACGCTGGAGACCTGGGCAGACAAGACTGCACAGGCATTCAAATCCATGTGGGATGCGGTGCTGGATATTGGTCGCCCGGACTCCTCTGCAGATATGCTCGCCAAAGCTGAAAAGGCTTTTGATGAAGCGGATAAAAAATGGCAGTGGTATCAGAGCCGAAGCCACCGGCGCGGTAAAACGTCAGCATTTCTTGCCAATCTCCGGGGGGCATGGGAGAAGAGAGAGAATGCGCGACTTGGGCTTTCAGCCGCCACGTTGCAGGCAGATCTTGAAAAGGCCAGTGAGATGGCAGCAAAAGATCGGGCCGAGTCTGAGGCATCACGGCTGAAATATACCGAAGAGGCGCAGAAGGCTTACGAACGCCTGCAGACGCCGCTGGAGAAATATACCGCCCGTCAGGAAGAACTGAACAAGGCACTGAAAGACGGGAAAATCCTGCAGGCGGATTACAACACGCTGATGGCGGCGGCGAAAAAGGATTATGAAGCGACGCTGAAAAAGCCGAAACAGTCCGGCGTGAAGGTGTCTGCGGGCGATCGTCAGGAAGACAGTGCTCATGCTGCCCTGCTGACGCTTCAGGCAGAACTCCGGACGCTGGAGAAGCATGCCGGAGCAAATGAGAAAATCAGCCAGCAGCGCCGGGATTTGTGGAAGGCGGAGAGTCAGTTCGCGGTACTGGAGGAGGCGGCGCAACGTCGCCAGCTGTCTGCACAGGAGAAATCCCTGCTGGCGCATAAAGATGAGACGCTGGAGTACAAACGCCAGCTGGCTGCACTTGGCGACAAGGTTACGTATCAGGAGCGCCTGAACGCGCTGGCGCAGCAGGCGGATAAATTCGCACAGCAGCAACGGGCAAAACGGGCCGCCATTGATGCGAAAAGCCGGGGGCTGACTGACCGGCAGGCAGAACGGGAAGCCACGGAACAGCGCCTGAAGGAACAGTATGGCGATAATCCGCTGGCGCTGAATAACGTCATGTCAGAGCAGAAAAAGACCTGGGCGGCTGAAGACCAGCTTCGCGGGAACTGGATGGCAGGCCTGAAGTCCGGCTGGAGTGAGTGGGAAGAGAGCGCCACGGACAGTATGTCGCAGGTAAAAAGTGCAGCCACGCAGACCTTTGATGGTATTGCACAAAATATGGCGGCGATGCTGACCGGCAGTGAGCAGAACTGGCGCAGCTTCACCCGTTCCGTGCTGTCCATGATGACAGAAATTCTGCTTAAGCAGGCAATGGTGGGGATTGTCGGGAGTATCGGCAGCGCCATTGGCGGGGCTGTTGGTGGCGGCGCATCCACGTCAGGCGGTACAGCCATTCAGGCCGCTGCGGCGAAATTCCATTTTGCAACCGGAGGATTTACGGGAACCGGCGGCAAATATGAGCCAGCGGGGATTGTTCACCGTGGTGAGTTTGTCTTCACGAAGGAGGCAACCAGCCGGATTGGCGTGGGGAATCTTTACCGGCTGATGCGCGGCTATGCCACCGGCGGTTATGTCGGTACACCGGGCAGCATGGCAGACAGCCGGTCGCAGGCGTCCGGGACGTTTGAGCAGAATAACCATGTGGTGATTAACAACGACGGCACGAACGGGCAGATAGGTCCGGCTGCTCTGAAGGCGGTGTATGACATGGCCCGCAAGGGTGCCCGTGATGAAATTCAGACACAGATGCGTGATGGTGGCCTGTTCTCCGGAGGTGGACGATGAAGACCTTCCGCTGGAAAGTGAAACCCGGTATGGATGTGGCTTCGGTCCCTTCTGTAAGAAAGGTGCGCTTTGGTGATGGCTATTCCCAGCGAGCGCCTGCCGGGCTGAATGCCAACCTGAAAACGTACAGCGTGACGCTTTCTGTCCCCCGTGAGGAGGCCACGGTACTGGAGTCGTTTCTGGAAGAGCACGGGGGCTGGAAAGCCTTTCTGTGGACGCCGCCTTATGAGTGGCGGCAGATAAAGGTGACCTGCGCAAAATGGTCGTCGCGGGTCAGTATGCTGCGTGTTGAGTTCAGCGCAGAGTTTGAACAGGTGGTGAACTGATGCAGGATATCCGGCAGGAAACACTGAATGAATGCACCCGTGCGGAGCAGTCGGCCAGCGTGGTGCTCTGGGAAATCGACCTGACAGAGGTCGGTGGAGAACGTTATTTTTTCTGTAATGAGCAGAACGAAAAAGGTGAGCCGGTCACCTGGCAGGGGCGACAGTATCAGCCGTATCCCATTCAGGGGAGTGGTTTTGAACTGAATGGCAAAGGCACCAGTACGCGCCCCACGCTGACGGTTTCTAACCTGTACGGTATGGTCACCGGGATGGCGGAAGATCTGCAGAGTCTGGTCGGCGGAACGGTGGTCCGGCGTAAGGTTTACGCCCGTTTTCTGGATGCGGTGAACTTCGTCAACGGAAACAGTGACGCCGATCCGGAGCAGGAGGTGATCAGCCGCTGGCGCATCGATCAGTGCAGCGAACTGAGCGCGGTGAGTGCCTCCTTTGTACTGTCCACGCCGACGGAAACGGATGGCGCTGTTTTTCCGGGACGTATCATGCTGGCCAACACCTGCACCTGGACCTATCGCGGTGATGAGTGCGGTTATCACGGTCCGGCGGTCGCGGATGAATATGACCAGCCGACGTCCGATATCACGAAGGATAAATGCAGCAAATGCCTGAGCGGCTGTAAGTTTCGCAATAACGTCGGCAACTTTGGCGGCTTCCTTTCCATTAACAAACTTTCGCAGTAATCCCATGACAGAGACAGAATCAGCGATTCTGGCGCACGCCCGGCGATGTGCGCCAGCGGAGTCGTGCGGCTTCGTGGTGAGAACGCCGGAGGGGGAAAGATATTTTCCCTGCGTGAATATTTCCGGTGAGCCGGAGGATTATTTCCGGATGGCTCCGGAGGACTGGCTGCAGGCAGAAATGCAGGGTGAGATTGTGGCGCTGGTCCACAGCCACCCCGGTGGTCTGCCCTGGCTGAGTGAGGCTGACCGGCGGCTGCAGGTGCAGAGTGATTTGCCGTGGTTGCTGGTCTGCCGGGGGGCGATTCATAAGTTCCGCTGTGTGCCGCATCTCACCGGGCGGCGCTTTGAGCACGGGGTGACGGACTGTTACACGCTGTTCCGGGATGCTTATCATCTGGCGGGGATTGAGATGCCGAATTTTCATCGCGGGGATGACTGGTGGCGTCACGGTCAGAATCTCTATCTGGATAATCTGGAGGCCACAGGGCTGTATCAGGTGCCGTTGTCATCAGCACAACCGGGCGATGTGCTGCTGTGCTGTTTTGGTTCATCGGTGCCGAATCATGCCGCCATTTACTGTGGTGACGGCGAGCTGCTGCACCATATTCCTGAACAACTGAGCAAACGAGAGAGGTATACCGACAAATGGCAGCGACGCACACACTCCCTCTGGCGTCACCGGGCATGGCGCGCATCTGCCTTTACGGGGATTTACAACGATTTGGCCGCCGCATCGACCTTCGTGTGAAAACGGGGGCTGAAGCCATTCGGGCGCTGGCCACACAGCTCCCGGCGTTTCGTCAGAAACTGAGCGACGGCTGGTATCAGGTACGGATTTCCGGGCGGGACGTCAGCACGTCCGGATTGACGGCGCAGTTACATGAGGTTCTGCCTGACGGCGCTGTGATTCATATTGTTCCCAGAGTCGCCGGGGCCAAGTCAGGGGGCGTATTCCAGATTGTTCTGGGGGCTGCCGCCATTGCCGGATCATTCTTTACTGCCGGAGCCACCCTTGCAGCATGGGGGGCAGCCATTGGGGCCGGTGGTATGACTGGTATCCTGTTTTCTCTCGGTGCCAGTATGGTACTTGGTGGTGTGGCGCAGATGCTGGCACCGAAAGCCAGAACTCCCCGTACACAGACAACGGATAACGGCAAACAGAACACCTATTTTTCCTCACTGGATAACATGGTTGCTCAGGGCAATGTTCTGCCTGTTCTGTACGGTGAAATGCGTGTGGGGTCGCGGGTGGTTTCTCAGGAGATCAGCACGGCAGACGAAGGGGACGGTGGTCAGGTTGTGGTGATTGGTCGCTGATGCAAAATGTTTTATGTGAAACCGCCTCCGGGCGGTTTTGTCGTTTATGGAGCATGACGAATGGGTAAAGGCAGCAGTAAGGGGCATACCCCGCGCGAAGCGAAAGATAACCTGAAATCCACGCAGCTGTTGAGTGCGATTGATGCCATCAGCGAAGGGCCGGTTGAAGGTCCGGTGGATGGATTAAAAAGCGTGCTGCTGAACAGTACGCCGGTGCTGGACAGTGAGGGGAATACCAATATCTCCGGCGTCACGGTGGTGTTCCGGGCAGGTGAGCAGGAGCAGTCACCGCCGGAGGGATTTGAATCCTCCGGTTCCGAGACGGTGCTCGGTACGGAAGTGAAATATGAAACGCCGATCACCCGGACCATCACGTCGGCAAACATCGACCGTCTGCGCTTTACCTTCGGTGTACAGGCACTGGTGGAAACCACCTCAAAGGGAGACAGGAATCCGTCGGAAGTCCGCCTGCTGGTTCAGATACAGCGTAACGGTGGCTGGGTGACGGAAAAAGACATCACCATTAAGGGCAAAACCACCTCGCAGTATCTGGCCTCGGTGGTGGTGGATAACCTGCCGCCGCGCCCGTTCAATATCCGGATGCGCAGGATGACGCCGGACAGCACCACAGACCAGCTGCAGAACAAAACGCTCTGGTCGTCATACACCGAGATCATCGATGTGAAACAGTGCTACCCGAACACGGCACTGGTCGGCGTACAGGTGGACTCGGAGCAGTTCGGCAGCCAGCAGGTGAGCCGTAATTATCATCTTCGCGGGCGCATTCTGCAGGTGCCGTCGAACTATAACCCGCAGACGCGACAATACAGCGGTATCTGGGACGGAACGTTAAAACCAGCATACAGCAACAACATGGCCTGGTGTCTGTGGGATATGCTGACCCACCCGCGCTACGGCATGGGGAAACGTCTTGGTGCGGCGGATGTGGACAAATGGGCGCTGTATGTCATCGGCCAGTACTGCGACCAGTCAGTGCCGGACGGCTTTGGCGGCACGGAGCCGCGCATCACCTGTAACGCTTACCTGACCACACAGCGCAAGGCGTGGGATGTGCTCAGTGATTTCTGCTCGGCGATGCGCTGTATGCCGGTATGGAACGGGCAGACGCTGACGTTCGTGCAGGACCGACAGTCGGATAAGGTGTGGACCTATAACCGCAGTAATGTGGTGATGCCGGATGATGGCGCGCCGTTCCGCTACAGCTTCAGCGCCCTGAAGGACCGCCATAATGCCGTTGAGGTGAACTGGATTGACCCGAACAACGGCTGGGAGACGGCGACAGAGCTTGTTGAAGATACGCAGGCCATTGCCCGTTACGGTCGTAATGTCACGAAGATGGATGCCTTTGGTTGTACCAGTCGGGGGCAGGCACACCGAGCCGGGCTGTGGCTGATTAAAACGGAACTGCTGGAAACGCAGACCGTGGATTTCAGCGTGGGCGCAGAAGGGCTTCGCCATGTGCCGGGCGATGTTATTGAAATCTGCGATGATGACTATGCCGGTATCAGCACCGGTGGTCGCGTGCTGGCGGTGAACAGCCAGACCCGGACGCTGACGCTCGACCGTGAAATCACGCTGCCATCCTCCGGTACCACGCTGATAAGCCTGGTTGACGGAAGTGGCAATCCGGTCAGCGTGGAGGTTCAGTCCGTCACCGACGGCGTGAAGGTAAAAGTGAGCCGTGTTCCTGACGGTGTTGCTGAATACAGCGTATGGGGGCTGAAGCTGCCGACGCTGCGCCAGCGACTGTTCCGCTGCGTGAGTATCCGTGAGAACGACGACGGCACGTATGCCATCACCGCCGTGCAGCATGTGCCGGAAAAAGAGGCCATCGTGGATAACGGGGCGCACTTTGACGGCGAACAGAGTGGCACGGTGAATGGTGTCACGCCGCCAGCGGTGCAGCACCTGACCGCAGAAGTCACTGCAGACAGCGGGGAATATCAGGTGCTGGCGCGATGGGACACACCGAAGGTGGTGAAGGGCGTGAGCTTCCTGCTTCGCCTGACCGTGGCAGCGGATGACGGCAGTGAGCGGCTGGTCAGCACGGCCCGGACGACGGAAACCACATACCGCTTCACGCAACTGGCGCTG